AAAACGCCGCGTACTGCGCCATCTCCGAATGGCGCCGATGCATTCGATGCAACTCCGCCTCCAACTTCGCAATCCGCGCGTCCTTCTCCGTCTCAGTCATCGCCATCCCCAATCCCCCGGACCAACGTCCCCTCAATCACCTTCACCGGCCTCGCCCGATCCGCAACCATCGCCCTGAGCGTCGCCAAATCCAGATCCTTCGCGCTCACACTGTGGTTCACATTCACCGTCTGATCCAACATCCCCAGCAACTGCGCCTGCGTCTTCACCGCACTAATCGCACTCGGATACGCACCCTTGTCCATCGCCGCCTGAACAACAGCCTGCAACTCATCCAAAAACAAATCCCGCGTATATTCCCGCCGCTCAACCTCAACCCCCGAAGCCTCAGCCGCCATAATCAAACGCTGAACCTCAGGCCGCGCCAGCTGCCTCGACGCGACAATCGACATGTTCAACTCAGGACTCGTAATCCCAGCCCGAACACAAGCAATCTCAGCCGCATTCCCCTTCTTCAACGCACGCTGCTCAACATAAACACGCGCAAAAATCGCGTCCCGCTCAGCAGGACCTATCACATCCAAATCACCCGTGTCATCAAACATAATCAGCGCCCCGGCAAAACTACAAAATAAACATAATGGAACCGCAGCTAAAAACAAAGGGGGGTGTTTTAGGGGGTGGGGGGTCTGGAGAAGGCCGGGACGGATTCAGAACGAAATACGCCTGAGGGTGGGTATATATAGCTACGAAGGGCGGCCAAGCCGGGGGAAGTGGGTGGGTGGGGGGTGCCAGAGGGCGCCGGCCCTGCCCCCAGCCAGCAACGGGCAGGGCAGTGCGCGGTCTCGCTGCCCGGTGCGATGCTGCGCCTAGGTGATGACGCCCCCTGTTGACACCATTGTTGCTTGCTGTATTGGTGGCAGTGGGCATAGGCCCGCTGGGCAACTCACGCCCATCATCCAGTGGAAAAGGAACGGACAGATGAACATTACCGAAACGAGCCTGAAGGTCTTTCTCGCCTACGCCGACGACGCTGGCAACTGGAACGGCACACCGTTGGTGGGCGGCAACGTGGGCGGCGACAAAGCAGAGCGTGGCAACCTTACTCAGCTGAAGGTGGCCGGTCTAATCACAACCGACATTGAAGAAGGGCACACTTGGCTGTTCTTTACTGACGCCGGTAAAGCTCTGGCCGCGCAGCACGGCATCACAATCTAACCACCACAGGGCCGGCCACAGCGCCGGCCCACCACCACAGGAGACCACCACCATGAACGAGAACCACCACACCTTCGAGCCGCACACCGAGTCGGCCAGCGACCACTTCTGCGACCAGTGTTTCGGTTATCACGATTGGCGCGCCGGGTGCGCTGAGGAGCCGTTAGAAATTGAGCCACACGATGCCTTCGACATCATCCGCCCCGATGAGGTGGCCGAGTGCTGGGAAGGCGTCACAGGGGCGCTCTACGAGGCTCTATGGGCTTGCGTGGCAGAGTATACCGCCCCCTCCCCTGAGGAGAGCGAGGAGCCATGCTGGGGCGTGGACTGTGTCGCCGATTTCTGGGGGAAGTTCACCCGGGAGCAGCAGGAGGCGCTGAACGCCCTCGCCGAACGCAACAGCTTCTAACCGCAAGAGGGGAGACCACCACCATGACGCGCAAAGATTATATCCTGATTGCCGCCGCCCTCCGGGAGACGCTGGCCCATATCGCCAGCAATGGCGACAGCGAACGGCTGTCAGACGATGGCCGCACCTTTAATTCTGGCGAGAGCCAAGGCGCGCACCTTGCGGCTCTCCGGCTGGCTGACGCGCTGGCGGCTGACAATCCCCGCTTCGAACGCGAGACGTTCCTGAAGGCTTGCAGCCTGACAGCCTGATCCACATCCCCCACCCCCACCTAGCCCGCCCTAACCGGCGGGCTTTTTCTTTGCCCTCTCCCAGCCCGCCAGAGGCCCCGCACAGCGCCGCCCGCGCCTGTCTGGCACCAGCACCACCCCCGGCACCCCGCCGCGCTGAGAGGGCTTTAAAATCGGCAGCCTCTCGCACCCACCGCCAGAGCTTGTCCCCTGCTGGCAACCCCTGCTGACACGCAAGCTATCGGCTATCTGCTGTGTCACGGGCTAAGAGCCTGTCTTTGCTGCATAAAAAGGCGTTTTGAAACAGAAAAACGCCAAATGTCACACCCCCCGTTTCACTCCAAGCCTTTGAAAGAACACCCTTTTTCTTATTATTATTATAAATGAAACGAGATTTAGATATATATAGCTATAAGGATGGGGTGAGTTGTATACATAACACAGTGGGGGTATGAATACCTATATGGGGCTATATTTCCCGAAAAACCGTTTCATTTGCGTTTTTGCCCCGATTTTGGTAATGTTATCAGTGCCTTGGAGTGAAACAGCCAACCGTCACAGGGGCGTTTCACCCGTTTCAAAACGCTGTTTTATCGTTTGGTTTCAGGGGCTTGGCCCGTGACATTTTGTTTCATGAGCAATCTCAATGGGTTAACCCTTCGTTGTAAGTTAGTTTTAATCGAAAACGAGCGTTTCCCTGTCGATCCGATTGCGGATGTGAAAGCTCCGTTTTCGGTGCTGATTTATTGTTGCGCGAAATGTCACGTTGAATTAGAGGCTGGGTGACGGTCTTGACGGGCCGTTTGAAACGGGAGGCATGAAATGTTTGTTGGTCAAGGTTTCCGTGATTACGTCTGCGAGGGCGATAGCATCACATGCGAGGTGGACGGCTTCGAGGTAACGGCGACGGTTCGTTATGACACGAACAGCGGCGCGCCTGACAGAGAACAGGACGGTTTTTGGCCCTCGCTTGACCCGAAGGATGCGGGCTGGATTGGGCCGAAAAGCAAGGCGACACTGGCGCGGCGCATGGCGCGGGCGCAGGCTGTAATGGACGCATGGAAGAACGATGAATGGTTCTGGTGCGGTATAGTCGTGAGCGTGTCGCGCAATGGCATTGAGATTGACGACCATGCTGCATCACTCTGGGGCATTGAGTGCAATTATCCCGTGTTTCGTCGGGGCCAGCGGGCGAACGCCTATCTGGTCGAGGTGGCGAACGAGCTGTTGGACGAGGCGCTGGATGTGGCGCGCGTCCGGGTTGATGAGATGCGGGAGGCTTTGGCATGACTGAGGGCCGCTTGCAATCCGCGCTGGCCGTTGCCGCGCTGGGTATCGTGGTCGCCGTTCTGGCGCTTATCTGAGGGAGATTGTGTGATGCTTAATTTGGATTATGCCCGCAAGAATGAGGGCTATTACTATGGCCACGGAGCCGCGCTGATCGCTGAGAAGGTGGCGCTGGCCGCCAGCAAGCGCACCAGTTGCAAGGGCCGGGCGAAGGCCGCCTATGACGCGATGTGCAAGTTTGCGGCTGCTATCGGCTGCGACCCGGAGCGCGAATGCTTCATGCGGCAAGAGCGCGAGGGCTGGCGCATATCGTTCGAGGCTGGCCCGTATCAGTGGGCCATCGTGGCGAGTGAGGCGCTGTGCCAGTGCGGCATTTTCGCAGAGCCGCATTACAGTTTCGACCTGTGTTTTTATCCGGAGTGAGGGAGGCTGTGATGCTGGATAACATTCTGGCCGGGGAAGGCTTTGAGGTCGAACACACGGGTGGCGGGTGCCATCTGCTGTCGCGGTATCTGCTGTCTGGTGCGTATGTGTGGGTTTCGGACACGCACGGCTGCGATGTGCCGACATGGGAGGATTGGCGCGTGGTTGCGTATCCTCCCGGCTGGGACGGTGGGCCGGATACGGCGCTGTTTGACGCCTATGCGGACGATAGTCTGTGTGGGCTGAGGGAAGCGGTCGCGGCGGCGCTGGATGCGGCGCTGGACGCATAACGAAGGGAGCAGGGACGATGTTCACATATACGTATGCGATGCTGGATGCACTCCGGCTGCTGCGCGATGCGGGGTTCGCGGTGTGCGCCTTTGACCCGGAGGAACTGGGCGAGGTTGACCCGGAGGAGGTCGAACAGCGCATGGGTGAGGCAGGTTGGGATTTCATTGAGGGGCAAGGACAATGAGCGAATATAACGGATGGACGAACTACGCGACATGGCGCGTTAATCTGGAGATGTTCGACGGTGGCGATTTCGCCAGCGATAACGATCTGGACGCCTATGATTTGGGCCAGCGGCTGCGGGAGTTTGCGCTGGAGACGGTGGCGGAACAGGCTTCCGGGCTGGCGCTGGACTATGCCGAGGCGTTCCTCTCGGATGTGAACTGGCGCGAGATAGCGGAACACATGATTGAGGATTATCGGGAAGTGGAGGCGGACGTATGAGCGCGGGACACACACCGGGGCCGTGGTTTGTCGCCCGGAAGGCGGAAACCGGCGAAACGATCATCGAAGTGGCGGGAGAGCTGGGGCGTTCCTTTCGGACGCACTGGGTGCCTGTCTGCACGATGGAGATGGGGGAAGATTGGGATGCGGAGACTGTGGCCGCGAACGCGCGGTTAATCGCGTGTGCGCCCGATCTTATGAAGGTGATGGAAGAATTGCTGTGGCTGAGGACGCAGGAGTTTAAATCGGCGGTGAAGAAGAAGAACGCCTACGAGCGGGCGATGTGTAATTCGCTTACGGCGATGCGTATCATAGAGGGGATGGATAAATGGCCGGATTGATTGCGAAGCACACACCGGGGCCGTGGTTTGCGGTCGGGTATCAGGTGGAAATTGAGAGCGAGACTGTCGCGGATATCTGCACGACGAACGCCCACTCGTTTGGGCAAGGCGCGCTGCATAACGATGCAACAGCGATGGCTAACGCCCGCCTGATCGCTGCCGCGCCTGACATGCTGAAAATGCTGGAGGTCGCGCGTGATTGTCTGGAGGCGTCGAACTTCGAGGGTGAAGACGACGAAGTGCTGGCGGCGATTGCGTCAGTGATAGCGAGTGCGAAGGGAGAGGCGTGATGAGCGATAATATCGGTTGGTCAGGGCTGGCGGAACGTCGGCGCTTGCAGTTGGCCGCGCCTGATCTGCTGGCCACACTGGAGGCTTTAGTTATCAGCCACCGTGCGCTGTGTGACTCCCCATCTTGGGATGAGCAGGACGAGGCGGAGCAGGCACAAGCTCGCGCGATAATTGCATATGCGAAGGGAGAATTGAAATGACGGGACACACGCCGGGGCCGTGGTTCGTTACCCGCAAGGGGTTCATGATCGAGACGGGGGTTGAGGCGCTATGCGAGCCGGGGCCTGATGGCGAGGCACGCTGGCTGCCAGTCTGCACTATGGAGAAAGATTGGGACGCGCAGACCGTGCAGGCGAACGCGCGATTGATCGCTGCTGCGCCTGACATGCTGGAGGTGCTGGAGGAGCTTTTGTGGCTGAGGGAGCAGCAGTTTTCATCTGCGGTGAAGAAGAAGAACGCCTACGAGCGGGCGATGTCGATGACGCCGATGGGCCTTATAAAAGGAACGATGAAATGACGGGACAGCAGGCATTGCAGGCGCTGGATGCAGCGATTGCGGAGCAGGAGCGGGCGCGGTGGGTTCATGCCCGCCGGGTGCGTGACGAGGCCGCGCAGGTGGCGCGTGAGGCGCTGGCGCGGTGGGCGCGGCTGGAGAGGGAGCGCGTGAGATGATGGCCGAGATACTGGACATGCTGGCCGAGTGCGCGGAATTTCTGGATAGATACGCCGACTATGAGTCAGACGGCTATGGCGGCATGGAGCCGAATAGCGCGGCGCGGCTGCTGTATGACGTGCAGCAGATGATTAACAGGGCAGAGGGGACGGAGTGATGACGCGATATAATCACGCCTATGAATTGGCGTTCAGTGTCGTGAGCAATGACCCAGAGGGGTTGGACGTGACGCCTGAGATGTTCAGGGCGGCACTGCTGCGGCGCATCGTTCAACTAGATGCAGAGGAAGCGCATGGTGGCTGGGAGCAAGCCTGCGGCGCACCCTTCGACACGTATGAGGTGGAGTGATGTTTACGCACGACAACACCGATTACGTTTACACCACAGGCGAACTGGCCGCGCTGAATGAGGCGCTGAAGATTCGCATGGCGGCTGGTGAACGGGTCAAAGGCGCGATGGACGCCATCAACAACTATTGGTTCGACGGCGCAACCGTTGCCGATCTTATCTGCGAAGGCGCGGCGGATTAATTTCGAGGCGCGGCGAATTAATGGCGAGTTACTGGCGGATTAATTTGAGGGGCTGTGTGATGGGCGAGGGCGATGTCGGATAGGCGTGTGATTATCCACGACCGTAGGTTCATGTGGTGGGACGGCAAGAAGCTGACGCCTGTGCGCCTGTCTGAGCGGGCGCGGGCGCACCTGTCGCAGGTGTCGTCTGTCGTGGCTAAGGGTAGCCCGGTGCCGGACGATTTTGCGACCTTCGCGGGGCGCAGCAACGACGATCTGGCGGCGCGGTATGGCGTCGATGTGCGGAAGGTGGCGGAGTGGCGCAAGGTGACTGGGCTGCATCGCAGCAACGACACAGGCACACGCAGGCTGCCGATTGCGGGCCAGTATGATGAAACCCTGAACCTGTCTCAGCTGGGGCGGGCCTGTGGCTGGGGCTGTGGGACAAAATTCGGCGTGCAGTTGCGGAAGCTGCGGCCAGAGATACACGCGCGGGCTGTGGCTAATGGCCGAAGGCAATCGAGGAAGAAAGGGGAGGGGGAATGACGCGACCCGTCTATGAAAGCGATGCGGATCGCGCCAATCAGGCGGGCGTCATCGCAAAACTGGAGCGCGCCTTCGGCTTGACAGCCACTGCGCCGCGAGACCCGTTCGCGCCATACGATGCCGTTTTCCGCTGCCAGCCGCGACCCCGTGTCGTTGAGATCAAGGTGCGTAGGAATGAGCGCGCGCGATACGAAACCTATCTGCTGAGTGAGCATAAATACAATGCGCTCTGCGCCATCGACGCGAGGGGCGCTGACGCCCTGCTGGCGGTGCAGTGGACGGATGAACTGGGCATCGTGCAGGTGCCTGTCGAACACACGGTATCCACCGGGGGCCGCTATGACCGGGGCGACAGCCGCGATGTCGAGCGCGTGGTGCTGATACCGACGAGAAGTTTTATCACCGTGACGGAGTGAATGAGATGATTGCGACAGCCACATACGAGAGCGACGACCTGCGGGTGACGTTCGTCTGCCAGATGGAGCGCGCCGACTACGGTGTGCCGCGCTCACCATCATGGTGGGAGCCTGTGCAGGAGACCGCTGAGATAGATGAGCTTGAGATACTGGGCGTGTCTGTGGATGCGGCGGCGCTGCCGAAGGATTTGCGTGACGCGATTTACGGACTGACCGACGGAATCGATTGGGAGGGGGAAATATGAAACACCATGAATTCAATCTGTGCTTCGGCATCAGGGCCGAGGATGAGACGGAGGCGTGGGCGCAGTTGAGTGATTTGCTAACGTCGATCTCGCGGGATCAGTTGATCAGCGCGATGCACTTGGAGAAGCCGGGCGACCTGACAGCGCGCGATGCTGGCCGGGCGCTGCGTGTGCTGGACAATCTGGTGGATGCGTTCGACGCCTTCACGGATGACAGCATCATACCGGGGCGCCTGTATGCCGAGATGGAGCGGGCGCTGGACTTGCTCCGGGAATACGGCATGCGGCCAGCCGCGAAGCACTGAGAGGGAGGGGGAGCATGACTGAGAATGAAACGATTGCGGCTGCGGCTGGGGCGTTTGACAGGCGCGATGCGCTGAAGGCGCAGATGGATGCCGTTGACGCTGAGATTGCGGAGTTGGTGAAGCACTACAGCGAGGCGATGCGGATGTGGGGATTCACCCCGCTGATGCTGCGCCGTGCGGTGGAGGCGCGGCTGGGCCGGAGGGCAGGCTGATGCGGTTTGCGAACCGTTGCACCGAAGATGGGAGTATCCTGCCCTTCGAGGTGCTGGAGCCTGTCAGTCCGACCGAGATGATCATTTGCGAGATGGATTGCACCCTGCGTAAAGGCTGGAAGCCGATCATGCTGTTGGGTAACTGCACGAACGAGCAGGAGCAGCAGTGGGACATCGAGGTCGATCCAGAGGCGCTGATGTTGCGGATTCGGCTGACGAAGTTCGGGGAATGGAAGGACGCGCAGGGTTACACCTATGTGCTGTCGGAAATCCCTAAGCGTTTCCATAGGTTTAGCTTTGTCAGTGGCATTTACGATGCTGACGTTGAGGAATAATTTCGCTGATAGGCTTGTCAGTTCAATTTGAAACTGTAGCATTGGCGACCCCGCGTTTGACGGCGCGGATACAGAGGGATAATATCGAAATGACCGGGAATTGTGGCGATGTCCAAGGCTTGCCTAAAAACCACAAGAGCGGCGGGAGGCGTGCTCCCCCCTGTTCCCCCGCCGTATCCGTCAAGTCCCGGTCTTACTCCATCCGTGACATCAAGGATCGCCTGAGTCCGTCTCACATCGAGGCGCTGTGCCGTGACTGGTTGCCGGGTGGCAAGCGGCAGGGCGGTTGGTATCTGGCGTGTGCGCCGTGGCGCGACGACCGGAACCCATCGCTGGGCGTATCGTTCAGCACCGGGCGCTGGCAGGACTTCGCGACCGGCGAAAAGGGCGACATGATTGACCTGTCCATGAAGCTGTTCGGCGACAGCCTGCAGGAAACGATTGCTGGGTTCGCTGAGATGCTGGGCCTGAGCCATGCGTAAGGTAGACCTGAAGGCGCTGGCGATTGCTGAGGACATCACGGCTAAGGCCGAGATTGTCACGCCGATGCCTGAGCCGGTGGTGATCCCGGACTCGCTGCGGAAGTCTCTCGGCCCAGAGCCTGATGCGATGTGGATCTACCGCATGGCTGATGGCGCCGCGTTTGGGGCGGTGGCACGGTGGAATCCGCCGGGTGCGCGCAAAGAGATCAGGCCGATTGTCTGGGACGGGAAGAAGTTTCTCACGTCCGGGTTCGGCAAGGAGCGCCCGCTGTATAACGGCGACCTGTTGGCGGCATCGCCGAGCGCACCGGTGCTGATCGTCGAGGGCGAGAAGGCCGCCGATGGTGCGGCGCAATATGTGCCTGAGGGCTGGGTCATTACGACGTGGCAGGGCGGGGCGAAGGCTGTCGATCAGACGGACTGGAGCCTGCTCGCTGGGCATAGCTGCGTGGTCTGGCCTGATAACGACACGCCGGGCATCGAGGCGGCGCTGGAGATTCAGAAGAAACTGGGTGAGCAGCGTGTGCCGGTGTCGATTGTGACGCTGAGTGCGGTGTTCCCGGATGGCTGGGATCTGGCCGACACGCTGCCGTTGAAGGCGAAGCCGCAGCAGATCACGGACATCCTGCGCCGGGAACTGAAGCGCGCGGCGGTGCCTAAGGTGGTCGTCGATGTGACGCCGCTGGAGGATCAAGACCCTGACGAGGAGGCCGCGCGTGAGTGGCGACCGCTGGGGCATGACCACAACAAATATATGCTGATGCTGCAGAACCAGCAGCAGGTGATCGTGTTCGATCCTGACCGCCTGATGAGCCAGAAGGGGTGCATGAACGTCTATGGTGACGTCAATCACTGGGGTCGGCTGCAGGGCAAAGAAGACGGCAAGGGTGTGGACTGGGTTGCATCTGGCGTGATGCTGATGGAGCAGTGCCACAAGGCCGGGGTGTATGATCCGACCAAGCTGCGCGGGCGCGGCATCTGGCTTGACGAAAGGGACGGGCCGAGGGCGATCCTTAATTCTGGGAACAAGCTCTTGGTCAGCCGCCCTGAAGCGCCGACGCGCGAGGTGTCTCACGTTCGCCTGAAGAGCGGCTGGATCTACGAGAAGGGCCGCGACCTGATCCTGAACGTCGATAACTTCGAGACGATGGCGAGCGACGACGATGGTCGCATGATCCGTGAACTGTGCGGGAAGGTGCGGTGGGACGCGCCAATCTACGGCGACCTGCTGGCTGGCTGGATTGCAACGGCGGTGGTGTGTGGCGGATTGGACTGGCGCACCCATGCGTGGGTCACGGGTAACCAAGGGTCAGGGAAGTCCACGGTGGTGAACACGGTGGCCGGGGCATGCCTTGGCGATCTGGCGATCTATCCGCTGGGCGCCACAACGGAGGCCGGGATCCGGCAGGTGGTGCAGAACGATGCCATGCCTGTGGTGTTCGACGAAGCGGAGAGCGACGAAAAAGAGAATAAGATGGCGGCTGCGGCGCGGCGCAAGGCCGTGATGGATCTGATGCGACAGGCGTCGAGCGAAGGGCGTGGGCGCATCCTGAAGGGATCAGCGAACCACCAAGCGCGGGCGTTCACGATGCGGTCGTCGTTCCTGATGTCATCGATTGGCGTGGGCCTGAAGGAAGCCGCCGACCTGACGCGCACGGCGGTGCTGACGATTAAACCGCTGGATTCGTTCACGCTGCAGGAGCGGCGCAAGAAGGAGGAGGAGTTCAAGGACTTCGTGGCGCTGGCTTCGTCGATCCCAAGGGATATGCCGCAGCGCCTGCTGGGGCGCCAACTGCACAACCTGTTCACGCTGCGCCACAACATCTTGGTCTTCAAAGAAACGATTGCCACGGTGCTGGCCAACCGCCGTATCGGCGACCAGCTGGGGACGCTGATGGCCGGATGCTACAGCCTCTATTCGACGAAGCGTTTGGACATGAAGCAGTGCGAGAAGTATCTGAACACGGTGAACCTCGACGAGTTCCTGCAGGTGAAGGCGGAGCGCGAAGACCGGGTGCTGCTCGACCACATCGTGCAGAGTGCGATCCGCGTTGAGACCCTGCACGGCGTGCAAGACCGGACGATTGGTGAGCTTCTGGTGATCTGCTTCACCCGGCAAGAGAACGCAGACGTGGGCCTGAAGATTGCGGACGAGTCACTGGCGCGCGTCGGCTTGAAGGTTGAGATCGAGTATGGGCTGGCGGTCGGGGTGTGGATTGGCCAGAGCATCGCTGCCCTGAACAAGATCATGCAGACGTCGGTCTATTACGAAGGCTGGTCGGGCGTGTTGCTGCGCCACCCGAGCGCGCGGAAGAGCGAGAACTCGATCCGCTTCAAGGGGTCGATGTCGCGTGGGATTTTTCTACCGAAGCATGAGTGGCCAGTAGGGTTATGAAACTGAAGAAGAGATCGAAGGGCTTTGAGCTTGCGCTCCAGACGGTGCGCGCATGGCCTGATTCCACACTGATGGAGCGTGAGCCGCATGAGTTGACATACACGTTTGGTATTAGCGTAGCTGAAGCAAACGTGATATTTAGGGACGAGCGGTATCGCCGTGACTTATAAGTTTAAAAAACCGGAGGACAGAATGACATTCCAAGTTGAAGATGGTTACGCAATCCCGGCAGCGCGCCAGCCTAGCAGTCGGCGTCCGAAGTATCCGTGGACGAAGCTGGAAGTGGGGCAGAGCTTCTACGTCGAGGGCGCGCCGCTCCGCTCGATGACCAGCACTGCGTCACATGCGGGTCGGCGCTACGGTAAGAAGTTCGTTGTCCGCTTGGCCGATGGCGGTGTGCGCGTGTGGCGTTACGAGTAAGCTGAGAAACAGGAGAGTATCATGAAGAAACTGATTATCGCCGCTGTGATTGCAGTGACCGCCGCCACCCCGGCGCTGGCTCTGGCGAGCTACCTCGTCGCTGAGTGGTATGCCAACGGCAATCACTTCTGCCGCTACGACAACGGCACTGTGCTGAACGTCGGCTACCGGGTTTGCCCGCTGAAGATCGAAGGGTAACTATGTCGGGCCGATACCTGCTGGCAGTCATGGTCGCGACGTTTGCGACTGCGATCTTCCTGATCGTCCGTAACAAGGCGACCGAGCAGGAGACGCTGGGCATGCTATACGATGACGACATCTGGCCATGAGTAGTTCCAGCGGATCCTTGCCGCGCCACTACTACGTTTGGGTGGATTCTGCATTCATCCGAGAGAGTGCTGTTGGGTATGAGCCGGCTGTTTGGTTTGGTTTGCATAGCCACCCCGGCCGCGCGTGGGGCTGCACTGTCATGCTTGAATGTGGCGCGGTGTTCAGAAATCTGCCCCCACACGCCCTCGCGTTCAGCGCCGATCCGGCATGCACCGATTGGACGCTGTCGCAGGCGCAAGTTTGGGACTGCTACGGCAGGGACTTCTCGCTTTTGGTGTATGACTATCTGGACGGGCTACGGGTGCGGGTGAAGAGCGGGGAGGCCGGTGAGTATCTGTTTACGGCGGTTCCGCAGGGTGATGCGTTCACGCACGAGCCGTCGCAGGACAAAGAATTTATGTTCATCCGAACTACTGGCGACCGGTTGACCATCGTGCCGACGAACAATTTATTGTTTGAAGAGCGTAGCTTCACCCTCGATCAGGGCTGGCCGAAGCTCAAGCGTTCTACAGAAGTGTGGTCATGCGAATGACTAACGTAATATATTTTCGTCGTAAGAATTTTACCGACAGCATGATGGTCTGCGAATGCAACGACCCAGATGCGGAATACAAAGGGTGGGCAGTGGTAATGGTCAATCACGAGTTGGGTGCATATGTCGACCATCTAGTTTGCCTTGGATGCAGCCGCAACGTCATGTTTGAAAGAGGCGTGTTGCAGGGTGACTAAAGCCATCCTGATCAGAACGAAGAGCGAGATATGGAGGTGTGAGCGATGACTATTTTGATTGCACTTGCTCTGCTGGCAGCTATCTTTGCCTTGATGCACGTCGAGGGAAAGCTGCGCCGTGAGCTTCACGAGCTAAAGATGGAATGCGAGACGATGTTCCATCGCGACCGAAAGACCGGGCGTATCGCCAAGGGCCGGCGCAAAGACTGATCAGAGCTTGGACGGGCCGGGAAGACTCTCCAACATTGGGGAGTCGGCACGTCGCCCCCCGCTGGCAGACCGGGCCAAGATGTCTGCCAAACAAGGACATACAATGCAGCTTCGAGATTACCAAGAATCCGCCGTGCAGGCGGTGCGCGATAGCTTTCGCTCTGGTCACAAGCACACCCTGCTGGTCAGCCCGACCGGTTCAGGGAAGACAGTGATCTTTTCATACATCGCCGCCGGCATGGCCCGGAACAACAAGCGCATCCTGATCGTGGCCCACCGCCGCGAACTGCTGAAGCAGATCAGTGCCGCCTTGAAGAAGGTCGGCGTGGCGCATGCGGTGATGGCCGGCGGGTATCGCGGCGTGCCTACGGCGAACGTCGTCGTGGCATCCGTGTTCACGCTCGTGAAGCGAATCAAAGGCATGCAGCCGTTCGATCTCATCATCGGCGACGAGGCGCATCACTTCACGCCTGACTCCAGCTGGGGCAAGGTCGTCATTGGTTTCCCGCGTGCCCGCGTATTGGGCGTCACAGCCACCCCTGAGCGCCTCGACGGCAAGGGGCTGGGTCAGATGTTCGACGACATGGTGATGGGCCCTACGGTGGCTGAATTGACCGCTCAGGGGTTCCTATCCCACGCTATCGTCTATGCGCCGAGCGCGCCGGATCTGAACGGAGTGGGCACGCGCATGGGCGACTACGTGCAGAAGCAGCTTGAGGCGGCGATGGTGAAGACCGTCATCACCGGGAGTGCAGTCAAGCACTACGGGAAATACGCGTCGGGCAAGAAGGCTATCGCGTTCTGCGTGAGCGTGAGGCACGCCAAGGATGTGGCTGCAGAATTCCGGGAGGCTGGCTACACGGCTAGCCACATCGACGGCGGCATGAATGAAGAGGAACGCGATGGCGTCCTGAAGGCGTTCGAGGAAGGCCGGGTGCAGGTGCTAACCAGCTGCGATCTGGTGAGCGAGGGCTTCGACCTGCCGGCTGTGGAGGTGGCGATCCTGCTGCGCCCGACGAAGTCTCTGGGGCTATACCTGCAGCAATGCGGGCGCGCGATCAGACCCCACCCTGACAAGGAGAAGACCATCATCCTCGACCACGCTGGCAACACGGCGCGGCATGGGTTCATCGACGACGACCGCGAGTGGTCGCTGGCTGATGGGTTCGTTCAGGAACGTGGCAAAGGCGACAAGGCTGAGACGGTGCGAACCTGCACCGCCTGCTTCGCCATGCACAAGCCGAGCCCGACCTGCCCTGTGTGTGGTCATGTCTATCCCGTGAAGCCACGGATGGTGAAGCACGTCGATGGCGATCTGGTGATGATGGCCCGTGAGGGTGAGGAGAATGTCGCGACCCCAGAGGGCATGCTCCAGAACAAGTTCAAGGTGCTGACCAGCGTCGCGCGTAAGCGTGGGTATAAGAATCCGACGCACTGGGCGTTCAATGTCATCTGCGGGCAGGAGGCTGCGCGCATTGCGAAGAAGGTGGGGGCGCGCAACGCTCAGACCACGAACGGGCTAACCGAAGAAGAGAGGACAGCAATATGGAAGATGACGATGGGAACGAGCCAGAGCTCGATGCGGTCTTGATACCACTCTCGCTGATACAGGCGCTGTCAGTTGGTCTGCTGCGGGCACTGGATGAATGGCAGGAAGAGCGCGGCATCGAGGAGATCGAGGCCAGCAGGTGCTTCGTGGCGATGGCCGCAGCGGTCAACGCCGCAATGGAATGCCTGAGCGGTGAGACGGAAGGGGTGACGCTGCAATGAGCATCGGTTATTTTTCGGATGAGTTCTGCGATGATCTGACGCGGTATATGAAAACAAAGCCGCAGGGGGCTGCGTTTTTCGGGCGGCTGCGCAAACGGCTGCAGTCACATGCAGTTCACTTTAAACTACCTGAGGACGGGTACGTGCTGCCAGATTCTGGTGACAGCGTGATCGTATCCACAGATGTGTTGAAGCCACCGTTCCCAACTACCGTTATTGAATTCGTGACAGCCGACAGCGTGTTGAAGCCCGGTGAATTTCGATCCTCAAAACGTTTGGTTATGGCGGTTGATGAGGGTGACAGCGTCGTGCTCTTCCCCGCCTTTTTTAGGGACCACAAGGCTTGCTGGATACCGCCAGCGATCTATTGCCGGTTCTACTACGGTAAGGAGATCACGCTAAGCCGGTCGGAGGCGAAGGCTCTCACCGACGACATTCTTGCAGCGGGGGAGGTGTGGGATGGAGCGATTAGCAGCTGGATGTCTTTGGATCTCTACATCACCGCCGAGTTGCGGAACCTAAACCAAGAACTGTCCGTTTACATGGACTTCTGCAAGGCTCTGGCGGAATACGACACCGAGTTCACCGACCACCGTCCCGACGCCGAGCTTGCAAGGCAGCGCCGGATTCGTGGGAAGAAGCCGCTCTACACCTACAAGGTCATCACGATCACCGGGAAGCGCCGGGTGTCGGAGGTCAGCAAGGGCGGCACACACGCATCACCCGTCGCTCACCTGCGTCGTGGCCATTGGCGGACATACAAGTCTGGTCGCAAGTCGTGGGTAAGAGCCGCAATGATTAACGGCACGGACGGCATCGTGGTGAAGGATTACAAGGTGGAGTCGCGGGCATGAAAGAAGCAATCCTCCAAGCCGAGATCCGTCTCGCCCTAGGGCGGCGCACGGACATCATGATGTTCCGCATCAACGTGGGTAAGTTCCGCCCTCTGGACGGCGGGGCTCGCGTGATTCAGTCGGCGCCGGAGGGAACCCCGGACTTGCTGGGTGTCATTACCCCCGGTCGCGCGTTTGCCATCGAGGTGAAAGCACAGCGCGGTAAGCAGCGTCAGGTGCAGGCTGCGTGGCAGCTTGCATGGGAAAGGCGCGGCGGAATCTATATCTTAGCCCGCTCTCTCGATGACGTTTACAAGGGGCTTGACATAAAACCGTAGACAGCGGTATGCCTGCAAGCCCACAACAACAAGACCGGAGGCATACATGGGAGCAATATCCGTCCGTGACCAGACGCACTGGCATGAGATAAGATCACAACACATCGGCGCAAGCGAAGTCGCGGCGCTGTTCGACATGTCCCCGTTCACGACGCTATGGCAGCTGTGGATGGAGAAGTCTGGCAAGCTGCCACCCGAAGATCTCTCGGGCAACAAGTCTGTTCAGGCTGGCACCTTCCTCGAAAGCGGCATCGCTAACTGGGCGGCGCACCGTTGGGACATGAAGATCGAGAAGGTCGTCGATTACTATACCGCGGATGACTGCCCCGGCATGGGCGCATCGCTGGATTTCCAGACGGACGGTGGTCACCCGGTCGAGATCAAGTGGTCGGCCCACGGTGACGGCTGGGAATACGAAGGTGACACGATCACCTGCGCTCCCGACAACTACGTCCTTCAGGTTCTGCACCAGATGGCTTGCACTGGCGCTGAGTATGGCTGGCTGATTGCGCTGATACGGAACGAGCCACGCCGCATGAAGGTTCCTCGCAGCGTGGAAATAATTTCGAAAATTAAATCTCATGTCGCGAAGTTCTGGGACAGCGTCCGGGCAGGCGAAGAACCACCGGTGGACTTCAATAAGGACGGAGACGCCGTCGTGCGCCTGCTGGACTTCGTGCCCATGTCTGAGGTGACGCTCACCACGGAGCATGCCCACTTGTTCCAGACGTATCAGGAGAACGCTGCGATTGAGAAGGAGGCCAAGGCCAAGAAGGACGCAGCGAAGACCGAGCTTCTGACCCTCAGCATCGAGGAGATGAAGAAGATGAACACGTCGCAGGACAAGGCCGTCGTGAAGTGCGGCGACCACAAGCTGTCGATCAGCACCATTAAGGCGTCGGTCGGCACTGAGATCACGGAGCAGATGATCGGCACGTTCTACGGCGCTCGCTCCGGCTACAAGAAAGTGACGGTGTCAAAGTGAAGAAAGAAGACGTGATGATGCGGGTAAACCGCGAACTGCTGGGCAAGCTGCGCTCAGTGGCTGCACGCCACCCGCTCAAGCCCACCCTGCGCGCCACCGTTGAGCGCGCGATTGAACTCATGATCGAAGACATGGAAGAGGAGCAGAACAATGCAAACAAGTAACCTCCCGGCCAAACCGATGGATCGGTTCAAGCAGGAGCTCGCCATGCGCGAGAGCCACCTGCGCAGCCTGCTTCCGCAGGCCATGACCGTCGATAAGTTTCAAGGCATCGTCGTCGCCGCTGTGGCCGACAACATGGATCTGCTGGAGTGCGACCGTGGCTCGCTGCTGAAGGCGTGCCTGAGCGCCGCAGAACTGGGCCTGAGCCTCAACAAGAACATGGGTGAGGCAGACATCCTGAAGGTGTGGGATGGCCGCCTGAAGAAGAACGTGGCGCAATTCCGGCCCCGCTATAAGGGCCTGATGAAGCTGGCCATGCAGTCGGGTGAGGTGCTGAAGATCGAGAGCCGGCTGGTTCACGAGAACGATCTGTTCGAGGTTGTAGAAGGTCTGGACTCCAGCATCGTCCACAAGCACGGCCTGTCCAACCGCGGCGCGATGGTCGGTGCCTACTGCGTGTGGAAGCTGAAGAACGGCGAGACCCAGTTCGAGGTGATGAGCAAGGAACAGATCCTTGCCATCCGTGACCGCTCATCGGCCAAGACCAAGGACGGCAACATCGTCGGCCCGTGGAAGACGGACGAAGCCGAGATGTGGCGCAAGACCGTTGTCCGCCGGGCCAGCAAGTACATGCCGCTCTCGACCGAAGCGCAGCGCGCTGTGGCCGTGGACAATCAGGCGGAAGGCGTGGTCGAAGCTGACGAGTATGCCGGCAGCGAGATCGATATCACGGACTTCGATGAGACCCCGGTCGCGGAAGTGCAGGTGCAGAGCCTCGAAGAGAAGCTGGCCGCCAAGACAACGGCAGCACCGCGCCAGAAGAAGGAACTCCACATCGACATTCTGGAGCCGCAGGAAGAAGGCGACATGGTCGATTGGGATGAATGGTGCGAGGCCGCATGCGAAATCGTCGCGAAGCTGACACCGGAAGAGCGTGGCGAGTGGCGAGATCTGCACAACGGCTATCTCGACGAAGCCGAACTGATGGCACCGCGCGGCGCCTTGAAGCTGCGCAAACTGTTTAACTGAGGAGAGAGTGAATGGGTAAGAAATACGATCTGGTCGTCAAGGTTGGCGAATACACTGACGGCCAAGGCCAGACCAAAGGCCGCTTCAAGAATGTCGGCGTCGTGATGGATGGGCAGAACGGCCCCTACATCCTGCTCGACCGCACGTTTAATCCTGCTGGTGTCGGCGGCAACGATGGCCGCGAGAGCATCATCGTATCGATGTATGAGCCCAAGCAGGACGGCGCTCAGCCCGCCCAGCAGCGGTCAGCAGCACCCGCTCAGCGGCAGCCAGCACCGCAGCGCCCGGTCGAGGAGGATTCGATTCCATTTTAGGTTACCGTGAAAGCAGGCGGCCTTAACGGGTCGCCTGCTCCACCTGATTGTAGATCCGGTTGAAGCGCACGAACTCCGCATCGGTGCGCTCCCGAAGAGCCTCAAGGCGCTCAGCCTTCACGCCCTCATCGATGTCCAGATTCCGAATGCGCTTGCGCTCTTCGTTCAGTTTACGAACCGCAGAGCGGGTAGCGGTCAAGGCCGACTGGACACGCGGATTGGTTTCCGCCGGGAACTTCTCGATCAGCGCACGCCTCTCAAGACCGGTCAGTTCCTTCATCTGCTGGTTCACGACGCGTGCCCGCTCTTCGCGCTCGTAATACTCGCCCACGTTGCGCCCCTTACCCGGCTGGCCAACAAGGCGACGAACCACAGGAGCGGCCACGGCATCACCCTCTTCGCCCGTCCGATAGAGTGACTTGGCCAGATTGGTCACGCCACCGAAGGCAAACTCTGTGAGGTATTCGAAGCTCTCAGCAGGGGCATTCAGGTTGCCCTTGAGCTTACCCTCTCCGCCGCTGATGTCGTTCAGGAACTGGGACAGTTCTTTATATCCTTCGGGCGTATTGAACCGGGCGACAGAGGCGTAGGACTGACCCTTGTCGAACGGCTCATTGTAGATCGGCTTGCCCATGAAGTTCTCGTTGAGCATGAGTTCAACGAACGGCTTGCCCATCGTCGGCGTTGCCGCGCGGGCAATCGAACTGGGGATGTTGCCGGCACTGAACTGCACTGGCGAGAAGTTGCCAAGGCCGGCAGTTGCTATGTCCAGACCGACAGCGCCGAGATCGTCACCGCGACGGGCGGCATCCATCGTCCGGGTTGCCAGATACGGGAAGAAGCCAAAGCCGTAGGGCATCGGGATCTTGGTATAGGTCTTCCCATCCAGCGGGTTCATGATGATGAGGTTGCGCTCTTTCTCGTAGTCCGGGATCTTGTCCCAGAAGAGCTTGCCGTCGTCGTCCTCGTCGGACATGGCCGCGTTCGCAGCTGCCAGCGTGGCAGCCGTGGTCATCATGCCGAGCAGCGCCGCCTGCGTGGTGGACAGCTTGCCGGTCTTCAACGGGTTGTTCGACAGCGCCCGCGCGGTGCGGACACTACCCTGAATGCCGGCATTGAAGAAGGCGTACAGAGCGTTCAGCAGAGCGCCGGCCTCGCCCCGACGGTTGAAGTCCACGGTCGCCTCACGGGAAATCATAGCCGCCTGATCACGGCTCATGCCGATTTCGAGCGCCGCCCTGTAAGCGGCGAAGCGGACACTGTTTTCGAAGGTGGCGTTGGTGCTTTCGAGGGCGCCAACCATCGCGCGGAAGCCCTTGCCGGTCGGATTCCACACAGCTTCGATAGCCTGCTTGGCGCTGCGGGCGTCCTTCAAATCCTTCAGGCTGTCATTGACCGTCTTCAGATCCTTCTGGATCCGAGCCGCGGCCTCTTGCGGCGTCTCGCGCTGCACCCACGACACCGATCCACCGTCGAGTTTGAACTGCTCGTACAGTTCGCGCAGCGCGGGATCTCCACCCTCACGGCCATACTCGAAGGCGGCGACACTACGGAATGCCTTGCCGTCCTTAATCTTATCCCTGAACGCCTTCAGCAGACCGGGCGCCTCAGCACCAAGGTTCAGCGCCGCGGACTGCAGATCGCGGAAGACGTTCGGCACGAAGAAGTCCGGGTTCGCCGTCGTGAACGAGCGTGACAGCATGCGCGTCAGGTTGCTCGAAATCTGCAGGAGCGAGTTCATCTGCTGCGGGTTCAGGTTCTTCGCAGCCTTCGCCAACAGGGGGTCATCGATGCGCAGGTAGAACGTGTCGCCGCCGCGCTTCACCACCATGAAGTTCGGGTCAAACGGCGACGGGCGCTGGATGTCGCCGTTCCGATTACGCGGCGGGTTCCGATAGCTGAACACCTTCCACGACTCAGACGGGTTATCGATGAAGAACGTCATCAGCTTCTGGCCAACGCGGTTGCGCTCGCCGCGAACGATGGACGTGCCCACGTCGGAGACAAACGTGCCAAGCGGAGAGAAGCCCAGACTGGTGCGACCGCGCGTATCGTACCACTCGCGGACGCTGACACCGAAGCCGCTGCCGCCGTAGCCCATCACGTCCTCGAAGTCCTCAGCGGGCTCAGTCAGGTTCTCGTCGAAGACAAAGCCCTTCATCGGGACGTAGTCTGGCTCTTCGCGCAGCAGCTGCTCGCCGATCTCACGGGACACGAGGCCGCGCTGGATGTTATTCTCCATCCGCTCCTTGTTGGCACGGTTGAAGATCTCGCCGATGCGCTCAAGGGCCGGGAAGTAATCCTGACCCCGGAAGCCGTTCATGATGTCGGTGGCTTCCTGCGTGGTCATGCCGGAGCCGGCTTCAGGAATCTTGCCATCGGCTGCGGCCTTTGCAATCGCCGCCTGAATGTCAGCATCCGCGTCAGCGATGGCCGCTTGAATGTCAGCTTCGGCAGCGCCATCAGCCTCCATCTCTGTGCGGATTTTGTTCTCCATCTTGGCGCGGATCTCGTTCTCTGCCTTAGCCTTCAGGCGCGCGTTACGAGCCGGCGCGGCGCGGGCATAGAGGAAGGCGTCGACCGTCTCCAGATTGAGCCCAGCCTCCTTCATGATCTTTTCAATGGGCTGGAAGTAGTCCCGGTTGAACTTCGCCATCAGTTCACCGGCACGGCTATCGAACTTGCGGGCAGCCTCGTAGAAACCCTCGATGCCAGCGCGCAGCTGGCCAAGGTTTTGCACTACGCGCAGACGTTCGAAGCGGTCGACGATCTTGCGGGCCCACCCTTCGACGCGCGTCTCTTTGGTCGGAGTGATGGGAGGCGGCGGCGACGGGGCAGGCTGCTGCGGCGGAGGCTGCTGCGGAGGAGGTGGCGGCGGGGGCTGCTGCGGAGGAGGCGGGGGTGATGGCGGCGTGGGCGAAGGGGGTGATGACGGAATCCCCCCAAACTCAACTGCAGACGCCACAACGCCAGCGGTCACATCAGCAATCCCCGCCTGACTTTCTGGAATGATCCTGTCAGAAATCTCAATCAGCCGAGCGAGTGCGTTCTGATCTTTTGGACCCACGCCAAGCAGTTTACCGATGTAGCGCACGAAGTCGGTGAACGCATTGCCCGTCTTGGTCGGGATGGTCTTCAGATAGTTCTGAAAATTGCTGTCAGTCAGGCCCCACGCGAGTATCTCGTTGGGATCTTGACGGTAAAGCCTAAACTTCTTAGTCCATCCAAGCGTCCCAGCTTTCTCGTCTTCACGCATCCTCTTTGCAACGACCCTAGACAGGGCCTTCAAATCTTTAACCGCCTTGCTGATTTCAGAGTTGGGAGGGAGTTTATCCGCCTTATCAATCGCAAGTATAGTAACCGCGTGGATAAGCTCGTGAGCCAGAGTTCTTTCAGCTGTGCCGGGGATAATCGCATCCATGCCGCCCACAACGACGCTCACCGACGGTTCCCGCAATCGCCAAGAAGTCTGACCCCGCTCAGTCGTTTTAAGCTGAATGCCGGGCAGGCCCTGCTTGCCCTTAGTCTGAACGCCAATGCGAAGCTGGATACCAACTTTCTCGAACTCATCCAAAATGTTTGCAACACGCGGCATGATGGTGCGAGTGGTGTCGAGGATGGCATTCTGACCCAGTTCGCGCGCCACCTGCTGCATCGTCTTGCCGGCAATCATCTTTTGAATTTGAGCGGTCGCAGTCTCCGCAGCGGCGAACTGCTCAGGCGTGATCGGCTCGACGTCCTCAATCGGAGTGGCAGATATGGATCCCTTCGGAGGCGTTATATCAATCGGACCAGAAGGCGTTTCGACCGATGCATACCTAGACACGGGTTCAGTGGAAGGCGCGGAGGGTGTAGCACCAACGGTCGTCCCCTGCAGAAACGCTTCAGAAAAATTGTCAGCAGACGGACGACCGTTCTCGCTGGTCAGGTTGGCGGCAAATGAGCGAATCTTGTCAGCGTCGAGAGACCTTGCCCGCTGCTCTCCCTTTCCAAAAAAATGGACCGGGACGGGTTGATCGTTATTGAGATCCCGAATCACCGTCATGCGATGGCGACCGTCGTGACCGCTGACCTTGCCCGTTTCAAAATCTACAATCAAGAATGGAGAGCCTACAGGTTTCCCTGAAGAGATTTCCTTGGTGAGATAATCAAGGCTGCTCTGCAGAGGCGCCTCCAGATCGGCGCCAAGCTCAAGGAACTTCGACGGCCTCATCATCGCCGTGAAGCCTCTGTAGTCTACGTTCTGATTGTAAGGCACCTGCCCAATGCCGGATTTCTGATCGAACGTAACAACGCCAACCTGCGAACGCTTTTCCGTGTTGTTAGGGCTGGGCGCGGGTTCTGTCGTCGGCTCTGGCACAGCTGCTGCCACAGGCTCAGCCACAGGCTCAGCCACAGGCTCAGCGACCGGTTCAGCCACAGGCTCAGCGGCAGGCGTTTCAACCGGAGGAGCAGCCGCCTTCTGTCTTGCATCCCACTCCTCACGGGGGATGGTCTCAAGCCTGCCATCCGGATATTCAATAGTTACTTCGTCGTCTTCAATCGTAACGGTCTCACCAGCAGGGCGAGACGGCGGCGGCTCAGAGGCGGGAGGAGCGCCGAACGGCGTAGCCGGGACGCCAAGCTCAGGTTCAGGCTCCCCAGCCGGGGGCGGCGGCGGAGGAGGCGGCTCAGCTTCCGGCTCAGCTTCCGGCCCACGCAGCCCGCTAATAGCGCCTGCTCCACCACCCATCGTGCCGCCAAGGATCAGGCCAGCAGCCGCGCGCCCGCCGAGATCTTCGGTCAATGCGACGTTCGGATCGATGGCCTGCGCGCCGATGTTCTCAGCAACGCCCTGCCCGGTTTCCTGAACGACTTCCGTGCCGCCTTCACGAATGGCACCTTCAGCACCGCCGCGAAGAACACCCCGACGCACGCCACCGGTCAACAGCGCGGCTTCAAGACCAAGCGGCCCAGTGGCGGCAGCAATCGGAGCGGCGACTGCGGCAGCGCGACGGGCAGCAGAGATAGCCGCAGCATTGCGCGCCTCTTCAGGTGTTGCCCCTTCAGCGATGGCTGCCTGATATGCGTCTGAGCGTGCCACCACTTCCTGCGGCATCTGGCTCACGCGGTCATAGGTAGCCTGCGCCGCGTCGCCACCAACGATGGCCGACTCGCCAGTGGCAGCGCCTACCAGAGCGCCACGCTTTGCTGCCTGCTGGCCAATCAGACGTCCAGCCAGAGCGCGACCAGCAAGGCCAGCGCCGCCCGTACCGATCATAGCCGGCGCCGTCTGTGCGATGCCAGCAGCCAGCGACAGAGGATCCGTCAGTAGTTCTTTGGCCTGTTGCCCGAAGCCAGAGAGGAAGCCTTCCTTCCCGGCCTCTTCAACGCGCGCCGCCTGCTGGCGCTGGCGCTCACGGAAAGCCTCCGTCTGAAGCTCTTCGCCGAACTCCTCGACAGACCGACCGGCGCGCGTAGAGATGTTGTCCATGTCGCCGGTAACAAGGCCGGCAAGCTGGCCGGGAAGAGATACGATCTGACCAGCGCCGCGCACGAGCGCGCCACCCACGTCACGGAGGACGGAGGTTTCAGCTTTCGGAATGCTCGAAGCATTTGCCTGCACGTATGCGATAGCATCCTGCTGGGTCGCCCCTTCAGGTGCATTCACCTCATACATTGTTCCATCTGGGGACTTAACGCGGAACCTAGGCATGCCCGGACCCTATATTAAAACTTAATGGCTGACCACCCTGCGCCACCGGTCGGAGCAGCTATCGCCGTTCGGCTTGGGGCGCCCCTTCCCTGACCCGGGGCAGGAGCAGCAGGGGTGCCGTCTGGCAAAAGCATCTCGCCAGCGCCAGCCGGGGGGCGGCCAAACGTCTTTTGGTAAGCTCGACGCATGTCTTCTCTGCGCTTGAGAAGCGCCTTGTATTTTGCAAATTTGGCTGCGTCCATGCTGGTTTTAACACCCTTAGCCTGTTCGTAATCTGCGCTATACTCTTCGAGGGCCTCTCGCATTTTTTCGTCAGCCGCGATGAAATTTTGCTCGGCGTTGTACTCCTGATTGGCAGTCATTTCTCTTTTGCGTTCACCGGCTCGGCTACCAAGCTCACCAATTTGAGCCTTTTTATAGGCCGTATCCAGTGCAAATTCCGCAGGAGCATTGGCTGCCTTGAACTCGGCAAGCGTAGTCCCGGCTTCTTCACCGCGAATCTGCATCGGGAGACGAACGTCCCTCACCGCCCGGTCTTCAGCCTTCTCACCGATACCCATAATTTCAAGCGCACGCTGACGAGCGGCCTCACGCGCCCGCTCCTGCATGTTATAGCGGTCAATCATTGCCTGATCACGCGCTTCAGCGATGCCCTCAGCGCCCTCTTCGCCGGCACGGCGAGCCTGCCCGTAACTGCCGAAGCCAGCCTGCAGGACCCGTGTTATAGCTTCGATATCCGTCTCACCGCGACGACCTTGCGCCCCCGCCGCACCAGCGGCCAGAAGAGCTTCGAACGGCGAGCGGGCCTTGGCTTCGGCCAGCAACTCCTCGCGCCGCGTAAGACGCGCCTGACGGCCCTCCATAGCAGCCCGCATCTCTTCGGGGATCTCGGCTTCCGGGCTTTGCTCCGCCCGCACCAAGGCGCCAAGCCTTTCGGCCTGCTGCTTCAATCCACCAAGACGAATCTGATCCGTCACGTTCGGCTGCTGACCCACCATCGCCTGCTCAGCGACGGCAATGTTAGCCATAACCCTGTCTAGTTCCGGCTGATAACGCGACGGACGCGCCGCACGCTGCGGAGCCTCAGCCACCGGCAGTTCCTGCTCCTGCGGCTGGGGCAACATCTCAGCCGTCGGCTTCGGTGCAAACATCGGAATACCCGTCTGCATTGGGGCAGGGGTGGCGGGCGTCAACCTTTGCGGCACAACCACCAACGCATTCCCGATGGCGGTGTCAGGCGCGCCCTCTGACTCTACAACTATCTGACGAACAAGATCCTCTAGGCTCTTACCCTTATTCTGCCCGGACATGATCATCTGCTCAGCGAGAGCGCGAGCCTTTCTAATATCCATCCGTGCCATCAGCGCACATCCTTCAGCCAGCCGAGCCCGTGCATCGGGCTCTTAATATTACGCTTCCCATCCTTGACGGGGCTTTCAATCGCGCCGCCCTCTTTCTTGAACAGGCCGGTTAGCCAACCAGTCTTGCCGAACGCGCCGGTAGAACCTAGACCGCCGGCAATCGTCGCAGCCAAGCCCAGAGCGGAGCCCAAGCCAGACGTGCCCGGCTCTTTGCTGATCGTCGTGCCCGTTCCCTGCGCCGAAGGCGTGCCGCCAATGCCTGCCAACTGCTGCAACTGCGTGAGCGGGTAATCGCGCTGACGCTCGAAGTCGCCATACGCCAGATTCGCCGACGTCTGCGCCAGTTCCTGACGCTTCGCACCGATGGACTCCAGACCGGACAGTTCACGCAGGCGCTGCTGCTGAGCCGTGTCACCCAACTGCGCATACTGCTGCGCCCCTGTGAGCGCACGGCTGGCTTCGGTGCCATACAGATCAGCGCCCGACTTATACGCGTCGGCCATCGCTTCCATCTGCTTGCCCAGCGCTGCGCTCTGCGTGTCGCGAACCGCACGGCGCATGAACTCAGCACTGCGCGAGCCGCCGAACGTACCGCTGCCCACGAAGGTACGATTAAGCT